TATTTGATAATACTTAACGTGTTCTCTTTGTGATTTTAACTTTGTACATGATTTACATTTATATCCACCTACTTTAAACATTGATAGATAAACATTTACCCCTGGATTTAATACGATTTCACAATCATTACATAATTTAGGAAATACACCTTTTTCATTTACTTTTACACTCATAATTTATTTATTTAGTTATTATTAATTAAAGGGGGCTTTTACACCCCCATTATTGTTTAATTATTTATTAATTCTTCAACTTTATCTAATAATAAATAACGTTCTTCTTCTTCTTTCATATATGCAAAACCATTATTAGTTAAAACCCATTCACCAATAGATGTAAAACAAAAATCTTTCCATTCATCAAATGTTTCAAAACCAACATCATTTATGATATAGTCTTTATCGGTAAACCATTCATTTAATTTTAATTTAAATTCTCCTTTTACTTTATCAATATTATCATTGACATAATTAACTACTTTGTTCATTTTAAACTCTTTACTTGTTTCCATAATTTATTTATTTATTTATTGTTTTTGTTTTCCAGACGTTATGCCCTTATTTACCCCGTCAATATACGACCCCTTATTACAGTAGCCAAACATATTCCAACTGCTTTTATATTCGTTTATACATATTGATATTTTCTTCAAAGCGACAGAAGCCTACTGATTTTAGTAAGTAATTTAAGAAATATATTTATTGTTAAGTGCTTCATAAAGGAGCACATTAATTATCAATTAATTTTTTTACTATGACTAAAAATGAATTAAAAGAGTTAGTAAAACAACACTTTAATTTAGTTGAAGCAAACGTTGAAAAATTCGACAAGGCGGAACTTGAAGATGGATCTAAAATATCCAACGAAGAGGCTGGGAAATTTGCAGTTGGACAAACTCTATTTATAGAGGATGCTGATGGGAATTTTGTTAAAGCACCTGAAGGAGAACATATCTCTACATCTGGTATCCAATTTATTCTAGATAAAGATTCTAAAATCACAGGACTTAAATATCCAGATGCTAAAGGTGAAGGCGATGCCGATCTTGCAGAAGAGGACAAAGATGACGTAGTCATTGAAAAGAAAGGTGATAAAGCAGACGAAGGAGCATTTGATGCTCGTACTGACGCTGAAGAAGAAGGATATCTAGACGGAGAAAAAGACGAAAAAGCTGATATTGAAGGAAAGGGAATGTCTGAGGTTAAACTTGAAGACGTTGTTGAACTAATCGGTGAGGTTGTTGAAGCAAAAGTTGAGGAGATGAAAGAAGAAATCAAAGTCAAAATGGCTGTAATCGAAGAAGAAATGAAATCGATGAAAGACAAAATGACTGCTTTCTCTAACGAACCTGCTGCTGAAAAAACTATACCAAACGTTAAATTCGCAAAAGAAGAATCTAACACAAAAGCTGACAAACGTTACAACTTGATGTTGAAAAGAATGTCTAAAAAATAAATAACAAAACAAAACAAAACTAAACTATTATGGGATTAAATGTAGCCGCACTGTCGGACTTTAACAACGAAGTAGCAGGTAAAATTGTTCTTCAGACTATTTACAAAGGTAACACTGCCGAGTATGTAAGTATTCAAGAAGGAATTAAATATCAAGAACCATTGAACAAAATTGCTGTAACACCTTACTTTCAAGGTGGTGATACAGTAACTAGTCCAAGTGGATCAGCAGTATTTTCTCAAAGAAATATTACCGTCACTAAAAGCACAGCTTACGATAGCTGGAATTTACACACACTAACACAAAAATACTTAGGTATTTCTGCGTTACCAGAAGGTTCTTATGAAGAAACTTTCTCACTATTAAATGACTTAACTACTGAATTAGTAGCTAAATCTCAACAACTAAATGACGACTTTATTTGGAATGCGTCAGGTTCAGGTACATTTCCTGGTTCAACTGTTGTTGCTGAAGCTGATGGATTTAAATTACTTATTTCTGGATCTACTTCAGGTGTAGTAGCAGCAACTGGAACTTCTGCAACTGCAATTACAGGTTCAACTGCATACGATCAATTAACAGGAATGATAGCATTAGCAGATCCAAATATTATTGATGCTCCGGATTTAACTTTCTTCTGTGGTATTGGAGTATTCCAAAGAATCATAAATGGTTTAACAAAAGACAACCTCTTTCACTTCGACCCTACATCAGTGAAATCAAGAGGTGGATTTTATGAAGTACCATTACCAGGATATCCAAACGTAGTTATCGTTGGAGGTTGGGGATTAAGAAGCTCAGAAAGAGTAGTATTAGGCCCTGCATCAGATATGTACGTAGGAACGGATTTAACGTCAGACACTTCGAACTATCAGTTATGGTATGATATAAATTCAGATACAATCAAATATAGATTGAGAAACAAATTAGGAACTCAAATTGGACATCCACATTATTACGTGTCTAACGATTTAGCCTAAGCTAACATTAACTAACTTTAAAAACTAAAAATTATGGCATGTGATATTACAAGCGGATTTCAATTAGGTTGTCGTGACAACATGGGTGGACTTCGTCAACTTTACATCTTAAGTGGTTCAGTTAGTTCAGTAACAGGCGCAACAAATGGTTTAATTACAGCAATCAGTGGATCAGGTACGTTCTTTTTATTCGAACTTGCTAAAAACACAGGTGACTTTACAGAAACTATTAATAGTAGCATTGAAAATGGAACAGTTTATTACGAACAAGTAGTAAACGCACCATTCCAAAAACTACAATCGTCAACTCGTAATCAAGTTAAGGTATTGGCTCAAAACCCAGACCTTAAAATGATAGTTCAAACTAATAATGGGACCGAAGACGGCGGAGTAGGACAATATTTCTACTTAGGCCAAGAAAATGGTATGACATTATCAGGGGGGACAGGAGCTACTGGAACAGCTTTCGGAGATCTAAATGGTTACACTTTAACATTTACAGGAGACGAGCCGTTTCCAGCAAGTGAAGTAAGTGGATCTAGTTTGACACCAATACTTGCGGGTATTGCAGTATCAAATTAATACAATTATTACCTAAAACTATGGGGGCGGAATAAACTCTGCCCCCTATTTTAGGATTATTTTATAATAAAAACATATTTATTACTGTGATTAGATTAAACTATAGTTCAAGCGGTGAAGAAAATAATGCATTATGGGTCAATAGGATCGTAAGTGCATCTGAAGTTTTATACAGTTTAACTAGTAGCTATGATCAGTCAACATGGGAATTATCAGGTAGTATTATATCTAATAAAACACAAGGTGGAGAAGGATGGTTATTAGTACAATCTAGTAAAGATTTAGTACCTACAGCTTCAGGACAATGGTTTGCAGATATATCACCTTATGTAGGTGCATATGATCCTGCAATTTGGAACCAAACACCTCTAATATGGCAGAATAACAATGCATCACCTATTTCTACACTTGATTACATATGGAATATTTTCCAAGGTTATTTAACAGGTAAAGCAGATGGTGGGTTTATTGATACAGAAAGAGTATGGGTATCAGGTTCAAATACACCAGCTATTACAGATTATGTATCTAATAATGAGAATGGAACATTTAACACATATCAATACTAATGGAAAATAAAAAATTTAATTTCTCATCTATTAAGAAACAAGAATTCGCTATAAATAACGGATTTGATAGAGAATCTAACCCATATAGGGACTCACACCCCGATATGCCTAAGTATATGAAATTTGGAGCTGATAATCAGTATCCAGAATATTTAATTTCATTATACAACCAATCTTCAACTCACGCTTCGTGTGTTAACGCAATTGTTCAAGCAGTTACAGGTGAAGGATTAATAACAGAGAATGAAGAAATACTAAATGTTGCTAACAGAGAAGGAGAATCTTGGAATGATATCTTCGGTAAAGTAGCTTTAGATTATAAATTATTCGGCGGATATGCTTTAGAGATTATTTACTCTAGAGATAGAAGCAAAATTGCAGAAATCTATCACGTTGACTTTAGTCACGTTCGAGCAATGGAAAAAGACGATAGAAACAAAATACCAGGATTTTATATTTCTTCAGAATGGAAACCCATTTGGAATTATAATATAGAACAAGACGATAAAGAATTACCTCGATTACCAGCTTTCAATTTACAGAAACGTAATGAGGAACCAAAACAATTATTATACCATAATCCTTATAGACCAGGTCAACAATACTATCCTCTACCTGACTACGTAGCAGGAAGTAAAGTTATTGATTTAGACCAAGAGGTAGATAATTTTCATATATCAAATATTAAAAATGGTTTAGCACCATCTTTAGCAATAACAACATTTACAAACGCCAACGATGAAGAAAGAATGGCGATTGAGAATATGTTACGATTACAATACGAAGGTACAAGTAATGCAGGTAATATGTTATATATGGATGTTGCAGACCCCGCATTAGCTCCAAAAATTGAACCTATACCTCAAAATGGCGCCGATGACTATTACACAACTCTTAACGACGTTGTATCTCAAAAGATATTAACAGCACATAGAATTACAAGTCCAGCACTTTTAGGAATTAAAGAAAATACAGGATTAGGTAATAATGCTGAGGAATTAGAAACAGCATATAGATTATTCTTAAACACAGTTGTATTACCATTTCAACAAAGCATATTAGCTTCATTTGAAGGTTTATTAGAAGTAAATTATGGTGATATAACATTAGGTGTAATACAGAAAAACCCACTTTTCGAATATGATGAGGAAGAAGAAGCAGAAGTAGTAACATCACAGGAATCAGATATAGAAGATGAAGCGGTATTAGATGATAAAATAGAAGAGGGATCACCTTTAACAGCATAAAAATATGGTAACAACATTATTAATTTCAGAGGCAAAAATTAAAGCATTTACAGATTTAAATGAATCAGTAGATGACTCTTTAATTGTAAATGCCATACGCGAAGCTCAGGATATTTCTATTCAGCCAATAATTGGAACAAAGTTATATAATGTCATTATAGAGAAAATCGATAATAATAGTATATCAGGTTCATATCAAACATTACTTGATGATTACATACAACCTGCTTTAACATATGCTTCATTATATAACATAACGGAAAATGTTTACGTAAGAACACGTAATAACGGATTGTTAACCCCTACAGGAGGAGAAAATAGCCAAAATGTCGACAAAACTATGTATGACACAAAGCGTCAAAGCATATTTAACAAGCAACAATTTTATTCAGATACATTATCAAGGTATTTAAACGAAAAATATAATTTGTTTCCTGAATTAGGGCAAAATACTGAATTATACCAGTTTGTACCAGATTATGGTTCACAATATCGTTCACCAATTGTTATGCAACGTAATGTAAGGTCTATTTATTTAAATTTAGCTAGACAAGCAGGTTTACCAATTGTTAATTCAGCATATCCATCATATCCCCCACCGGGACCAAATAATAAATAAAATATGGCACAAGATTTATCAGGACTTTATATAAGTCAATCATTTCAAAACTTAGTACAACGAAGCGCTAGTGGTGCTTTTAACGTACTTGCAACAGCGACAGGTACAGAATTCGTACCCGTATCAGCAAGTTATGCTATATCAGCATCTAACGCAGTAAACGCAGATAACGTTATAAGTTCAAGTTATGCCGTATCATCATCATATGCTCTTAATGCTAGTACTGCAGATAGTGCTACAACAGCAATTTCAGCATCACACGCCGTTAATGCAGACACGGCAATTTCATCATCACATTCTATCATTTCAGATAGTGCTTTAACTTCTATATCTTCGTCACACGCAGTAAATGCCGACGTTGCTATTAGCTCATCGCACGCTGTGAATTCAGTTCGTGCTATTAGTTCATCTCACGCACTAAACGCAGATAACGCAATAAGTTCATCATATGCTTTAACAGCATCTTACGCCTCAAATGCTGGAGGGGGTGCGGCATTCCCATATACAGGTTCAGCAAAAATAACAGGTAGTTTAGAAGTTGTAGGACCAACCACATTTAAAGGTGCTGTAATACAAACCGATATTGGATTTTCTACATATTTTGGTTTAAATTCAGGTACAGCAAATCTTGTAGCACCTATTTTAAATAAATTTAGTACTGGGTTTGGTGTTGGAACATTAGCAGCAGCTACAGGTACAGAAAATGCTGCTTTTGGTGGAGATACTTTATTATTTAATACTGGAGGTTCAAAAAATGCAGCTTATGGACAAGCTGGTTTAAAGCAAAATCTTACTGGTGGTAATAATTCATCTTTAGGTTGGCAAACTTTAAGTAATATAACAGCAGGAGATAGTAACTCAGCTCTAGGTGCTGAAGCAGGTAGAGTAATAGTAGGAGGTGCAGCTAATACTAATTCAGGTCAAAGTGTATTTTTTGGAGCAAATACAAAACCACTTAATGTTGGTGATTCTAATACAATTGTAATTGGGTATAATGCAGAAGGGCAAGGTGCAAATACAGTAGTATTAGGTAACACATCTATAGTATCTACACAACTAAGAGGTAATGTAAATACAACCGGAAGTCTAAAAGTAAGAGGACCAGGAGATGTTGGTGGTGCCAATGGAGCAAATACATTAGTAGCTGGAGCAGCAATAGCAGCAGGTTCAAATAACACAGTTAATAGTACAGATGCAGCCATAGTTGGAGGGGCAGGTCATACAGTTACAGGGGATACTTCAGTAATATTAGGTGGAGAATCAAATACTATAAATTCTGCATATTGCGGAATTTTTGGGGCAGCTTCATCTGGAATAACTAACGGAAATACCGCAGTAATATTAGGTGGTTACCAACAACAATTACAAGGTACATTTACTTATTTATTAGGTGGTAATCTAAACGTAATCAGTAATTCTGGAGCTGAATATTCAGGTATAATTGGGGGATTTAATCATTCAATAGCAACAGCAGTAACAGCATCAGCAATTATAGGTGGTAAAAACATTACGGCAACTAAAAACGAAACAATATATGTTCCAGCTTTAGAAGTAGTAAGTGGTGGAGTTAATATTACAGGTTCAGCAGTTAACAATGTTAACACAATAACTGTAGCTTCTTTAACATCATCAATAGATTGTAATTTATCAAATACATTTCAATTGTAGCAGGTGCTGCAAATACACACGTAATAGCTACTAATATAAATGAAGGACAAGTAATAAATATTCAAGTAACCCAAGATGCAGGTGGAGCAGGAACGTTAACATTTGATTCAGCATTTAAATGGCCAGGTGGAACTGCACCTACTTTAACAGCAACGTCAAATGCAATTGATTTAATATCATCGGTTTCATACGATGGAACAACTTTAATATCAAACGCCACACAAGACTATAGTTAATTAAAAATTATTTGGTTTAGCCAAATACACTTCGTATATTAATAATAACGTTTCATAAGCGTTTATTTATTTATCGAAGGTGAAATAACTTTACTATGAATAAGGTTATATGAGCAGGATTTCCACAGGGTCCTGCTCTCATCGACTTCTGTAAAATAGCTTGGAGTAGCGACTTTCCTTTCTTACATTATACGTATAATAAATCGGAGTGAGGGCCGTATATAAAATATTTACAAACCCATTACAAGTGTCTGTCTCTCACCAGCCTTGTTTTGGGTTTTACTTTTTAAAAATAATAACATGGAAAACAAAAAAAGATTTTACATCTACAACAGCTGGAATAAGCAAATGCAATTGCTATCCCCAGAAGAACAAGGAACAATTTTAATGAATCTATTTAGATTTCAAAACAATGAAGAAATAATATTAAATACCCCCATGGTAAAAATGTGTTGGGCTAGTATGGAATTTCTATTAGAAAAAGATGCTGAAATGTATAAGAAGAAATCAGCTAATATGAGAGCAATTGGAAAACAAAATAAAACGACACCGCACGATATCGTAACGGCACCGCACGATACCGCTAAAACAGATAACGATACCGCTAAAACAGATAACGATACCGCAACGATAAACAACGATACTACACGATATCGTTTCGATAATGATAATGATAATGATAATGTCAATGTTAATGATAATATGAATGGAAATAGAGGTGATACGAGGGTTGATACGGATGATACGTTTGACAACCTTAACATCCCATCCCCTATTACTGAATCATATATTAAATCA